TCAGAAATATATTTTAAAATTTGCCTTGCAATTCTATTCATCAATGGCTCCCGTTAGCTCTTACTTTATCTTTAAGATCTTCTAATTGTTCTTTTATTTTTTCTATATCTTTCATGGCGTAAGTTATGTTGACATTGTTATTTCTCATAAGCTCCATTTCTTCCTGGATACTTTCTACCTGGGATGCAATATGCTCTAGCAGCATAAATTGTTCTTGATCTGTTGGTAGCTGTTCAGACTTTTTTAATAAATCTGCTTGATGTAATTCTCTTGATGTCTCCAGGCTAGTTAGCCTGGCTGTTATCTCTGTATAAGCAAAAATTCCCATAGCGATTGCAGCGCACAAAGCTAAAAGGTTTCTAATTGGGAGGCTGATAACTGAGTTCTCAGAAACTTTCATTACATTACTCCCGCAATAGCGGCTGTAGCCAGGATAAGAGATAGCCATACTATTCCTATTAATATGAAAGCTACTCCTTTAATTAATTTCATTTATTATCCTTATTCAATTTTTAAAAATTTATCGAAAAAAAATTTTTCATCGCTTGTTCTAAAACATCCAAGTTCAAATATATCTATTGCAAAAATATAACCGAGATAGAAAGATCCCAGTAGTAATCCAGCAAAAAATAAACTTAAAAAAATTATTTTCATCTGCCACCACCCTTGTATCTTGTTTGCTTTCTTTGTCTTTTTTCACTTTTGTTTTGAGTTTTTTTATGAACTCCTGGCCGTTTCTTTGGTTTATCTCTAGGTACAAAGTGAGTAAATTTTTGTTTAGCCATTTAATTTTGCTTGTTCTGAATGCTCTTTACCCATTGATTTACCATCCCAGTTAGAACTAACGTGAGTTGGATCTACGTCATTTAACCAATGTTGAATTGATATAAATGCGCCACCAAATTTTGATGCGGTTCCACCATGTAAATCGTTAGGCTTAACTCTGATTGTTTGATAAGCATTAACTGGAAAACCATTACTTTCTTCTAATGCTTGATCCTCTGTTAAAACTGTTTCTCCAGAGTGTGTAAACTTCATGCCATATAAAAAGCATTCGTAACTATCTACGTCTGGATGAGTATGCTCTGGTATAACTAAATTAGGTTGACATATAAAAAGCTCAACCTGGAATGGTTTAGATCTATATAAAACTATACCACTTACACCTTCTATAAATAACAATGGATTTTTAAATGGTGTATAAACTTTACTAATTTCTCCAGAGTTTAAATACCAATCGGCAAAATGCGATAAGGCATCCTCTTTAGAATTAATCATTTTTTCTTTCTGTTCATCAACTTGTCAGAAACTCTTGAACCAAAGCTGGCTGTAAAGACGATGATAACCAAGTACCATACGCTATCTGGGAGATCATTTATGATTGCTACCCACTCTCTAAAGTTTTCTCTAGTACCTGGAAACCAACCAGTAGTCAGCATCCCGATTAGCCAGAGCATTAATATCTCATCCTTGTATGATTGATCCTGGCTTTTAATTCTAGTTATATCTACGTCTTTAGCTGCCTCTATTTCAGCAGCTCTAATTACTTTTTGTTTTTCTGCTTTGTGTTTAAAGTGTTCAGTTGCTTTATTGAACACCATTTTAGTTACTGGGTTTTTTAATAAACTTAATAACTGGATCATGCACAGCTCCTAACTAATTCCGCCAGGCTTTCACATCTTGAAGTAGTTTGCTTATGCCAATTACTGTCGATCATTTCATCAGCTGCTTTATTATAATCAGCTGCCTCTAAACCTTCCCACATTTTTTTGAATTTCATTACTCTTGGTTTTCCAAGTTGGAAACACATTTCACAGATGACACCTTTAATAGTTTCTGGTACTTCTATTTCTTCCAAAAGTTCTTCAGCAGATGTAAGAGCAATCTGAAAATCATTGTCGAAAACAGCTTCAAGCTCCTCCTTAGGATACGCCACACCTTCAACAAAATTATCGGTAGGTAGAACCAGATGGCCATAACCAATTGTAGCGAAACCCAGGCTATCGGAATACACAGTATCCCTAAACCCTTCGTGTTCTTTAACTCTTTGTTTAACTTCTTCCATGCTTCATTTACTTTCTGGATCAAAATTAAGAATTTTGACACCTAATCGTTTTTGCTCGCCAGTTCTGGCTCTTGTAATCTTGTAGCCGTTCTTGCGATAGTTTTGCGTTTTGACATCATAAGCCGTGTACTCCCCCGTCTTTATGTTAAGAACTAATATGTCTATTGGCCCCGCGCCTATTGGGGTAAAGACTATTAGATTTGGATCCTTTGCAAATTCAGCAGCAGCTAATAGTTCATTAGATAAACCTTTAGCAGCTGTAGTTCTATTTCGTGAAGTAGTAGAGGATTGAGCCAAGTAAACCACCTATTAGTATTATTATTGTAGCAGCTCCTTTTCCTCTATTCATATCGGCTTTTAAACTTTTAATATCCCCTCGCATTTCATCGATTGCTTTAAACAAAGTTTTCATTCGTTCAGCGCAAACCTTTTCATGGTAGGATATTCTTATACCATTACTATCTTCTATATTAGATTGCGCTTTTCTTTTTTTCATTATGTATTCTCTGTTGTCATTTCTTTACATTCAAACCTTATTGCTAATTTATCCATATTCACTTCTTCTACTGTATAGTTTTGGATTAAATTATTGTGTGCGTGTCTATAACCATGGATAACGCAAGTTGAATAATCTATATATTCAAAACCCACTATAGCTTCTTGATTGCATTTTGGAGTTCCAGATACAGAAGTACATAAGTACAGTATCAATATAAACTTTGTCATATTGTTTGTCTTGCCAGGTTGTGTGGTTATTAATTATAAAACTATAGTGTCAGCTTCTTCTTCAGTTAGCGGTTCTCCAGCTATTAGTTTAGCTTTAGCACTAGCTTTTAAATTTCTTCTTGCAGTAATTTCTTCTTCTTCAGTAGGTAATTCTGCTATCTTAGCTTCTATGTCAGCTTTAGAAATAGGTGTTGTTCCATTGTGCCATTGAACTGTATTAATATCATTTCCACTTACAGATGCTTCTGCATTTGGATTAATTGATAATATTGCTTTCATAACTGTATTTTCCATAATTTTATCCTGCTATTTCAAACGCTGTTAATTGTGCCTTACCTTCTTTATCGTTAAAAGTAACATCATGGCTACCATTAGATTTTACATAAACTTGATATGTTACTGCTGAAGTGGTGCTTGGACTATCAAGTGTGTGTAGTGTAACTGGAGTATATTGTCTGCCACTATCAGTATAGTTGGCAGCGACACCTTCTGCATCATCCGTAATATGCGTAGTTGCTCCTCCACTTATACTTCTGTAAAGTGTTGCGTAAATAGTTTTATCGCTTCCTTTGTTATCCATCGATGTACTGACGATTACAAAAATTTTACTGCTGGTTGCTGAAGGAGTGATCGCAACAGTATATCCAGTAGCCGCAACATAACTTGTTGATGAAGTTGTAAATCTTGTAGCATGAGTATTCGTTTGAATTTGCAAAAACTTACCACCTAAACCAGTTGGTAAAGCTGTTATGCTTGATAATGTATTATTGTTTGGTTTAATTATTGCCATCTTATGTATCTCCTAATCTAATAAATGAAAATGTTGTTTGGTTTTCGCTATCATGTCCATTTATAGTTGAACCAGATGAAAGAGAACCAGCAGCAAATTTAATTTTATGTGTGCTAGTATCTGTTATATCAACTATTGTACTTCCAGAGTTACCTCCAGTTGTGCTTGTGGAATTTCTTTGACCATCATATATTAATGCAAGAGTGTCATAACTACTATTATTTGCTGTTCCTTTAATTAAAATTTGCATAGCATTTTCACTAGCACCAGAAAAAGTTGCAGTTACTAATACTTGATAAAATCCTGTTGATGGAAAAGTAAATACACCAGAGCTTTCTGTCATTCCAGTTCCAAGTGTTCCTTGTATATTAGTATTACATCTTTCAAGATTTGTTGTAATATCTCCATTACTTGAAACTCCACCAGAAGTTAATCTCCATTGATCTGCCATTGTAATACCTTGAGTTACACCAGATAATTTTGCACTTGTAACAGAACTGTCTGCAAGTTTAGCAGTTGTAACAGTTCCATCTGAAGGTGTGCCGATTGAAAGCACATCTCCTAAAATTAAAATGAAGTCAATTACATCTCCAGTAGCCAGGTTGCTAGAAAACGTAATAACTGAGTTTGCTATAGTATAGCTGGAATTTGCTTTCTGGATCGTGCCGTTCAAAGACACAATCGTATTTAATGCTGTCTCTGGAGCTACATTAACTCCGCCTACTTGCATTGTGTATGCAGCCTGGCCATTCACGACACTTATTGCATCGCACATTTGAAAATTTCCAGCAATCGGTTGTTTACCTATATATGCCATTTATTAACTCTTTGGATTATTATTTTTAATTGTTTGTACTCTTGCTTTCCAATCGTCTATTGAATGAAAAATCTCGTCAAGCTGCTCATTCCAACTTCCGTATTGGCTTCTTCTTGTTGCATCTACTTGAGCATTACTCTCAGCAGTATTTGCAGCAGTTTCATAAGATGCTAATTGCTCATCAGTTGGTTGTGCAATATCTAAATTCCATTCTTTGATATACGCACCATTACCATCACTATCGTCTTGCAACATAACATCTTTCATAAAATCTACATTTGAAACTCCATTAGCTTCGCAGTATAATTTTATTTTTGTACTTAGTTGTGCCATAGTTTTACCTCCTTAATTTTATGTGTCGCCTAATCTTGTAAATGTCGCACAAGTTCTGTTTGCATTTGTTGATTGCTCTGTAGCTGTTTCAACAGCACTATAAGCAAAAAATTTAACTTTATGAGTTGATGTGTTTGTAACATCAAATATAAGATCAGTATGCTGACCCATGTACCAATTTGAAGAAATCCAGTTTGCATTAGTATAAACATTTGCTCTATTGGTATAAGAACTGTCATCTGTTGTAATATGAATTTCTGGCCCAGCATATCTACAATCTCCACCATTACTTTGAGCTAATAATGTTAAAGTAAGTTCAATTCTCCAAATGCCAGTAGAAGGAAATGTCCAAACTCCAGAGCTATAAGTCATACCAGTTCCAATTTTATTAATTTCTGCAAAAGAATTATTTAATAATGTTCTAGTGGTTGCTGCAACAGCGATTGTAGTACCACCCATTCTGTATTGACTAATTTCTGCTATAGTTCCACCAGCACCAGTTACAGTTCCAGTAAATGAAAAATTATCTGCTAAATTTATGCTCTCACTTTGTATTTTATCTATTGCCATAATTTATCCTATATTATTTTAAATGCTGAAAATTGAATTTCGCATATATTTTGTGCTGCGTTTGCAGTATAATCATACTGAGTTACTGATAATGTTAAATAATCACTAGAGCCATTCATAGTAATTATTCCTCCCATAGTAGAAACTGATTGAGCTAATGTGTTTGTTGTTTCATTTCCAGCACTAGCTCTAAAATTTGTATTACTTCCATTTTTTTGAATATAACTTTCAAATAAAACTACAGCATTACCACTTGAGCCATGTCTATTAGTATGAGTTGCAGTTACAAAATAATCTCCAGCGACTTCTGGAGTAAATCTTCCATTTGAAGTATTATAATCAGTTCCAGAATTTACAGTTGTGTTTCCTAAAACTATCGTTGTTGCTGTATTTTGAGACAGAGAATAATTACCAGTTTGATATGCTGTAAAATATGGTTGATTATTTCCACCAATACCAGATACAAAGTTTGCTCTAGTCATTTTTTTTAATGCACTAGCTGATGTGTCATGGATTAATATTGTGTCATCTGTTGCGATAGAAGTTTCAGCAGTTTGACCAGTAATTATTGTAGGTGCTACTTGTGAGTTGCTAATAGAACCATCTGGAGCATTTACAGTTTGTAAAGCTCTACCAAGATAAACACAGTACATTTCATCTGTACCATTAACTAATGCAGCAGAAAGTGTTAGTGTAGTGCCACTAGCAGTATATGCTTTACCTGATCCTGGTTCTTGAATTACATTATTAATTACAAGCCTAATATCATTTTCATTAGTTACAGCATGATTTAAAGTGTATGCAGTTTGAGAGTTGACAATAGTAAAAACTTGTCTTTCAAAACTTGCATAACTTTCTGCTGGTGTATTACCTATATAAGCCATTTATAAATCCTATGTAATTTCCATTATGGAAAGTGATCCAGATACTTTGTCAGCTACAGAACAATCAATTTTTATTTCGTCTGTTGCTTCCATTACAACTTTGCCGCCAGATAAAAGTTCTAATGAACTTCCAGCTGGTATAGTTACATCTTTAACTAAAAAAGATGTTCCATTTGCTACGTTATTTGCACCACCCCTATTTGCTGTATCACTAACTAATTCTACCTCAACTGTAACAGAAGATGTGTGAATGTTAGTTAGGATCAAACCAAGAATTACTGTAGTGGTACTGCCAGCAGTTGTGTACATTTTATATGGAGTTCCAGCCGATGCGGGTTCAGCAGCGAAAGTAACAACCTTAAAAGTATTTGCCATTTGTTTTTTCTCCTATTAATTAACCTAAAGCTATCGCCAAGGCTGTTGGGTCATCTCCAGTATTTGTTATTGTTATAGTTTCATTACCGCCATCGTTTGTTTCTGCTAGAGAGATCCCAGATCCAGCAGTAAATTTTGAAAGTAAGAAATTTGGTGTTGTATCATTTGATGATACAGAAACTTTTATGTCTGTATTGGCTGATATAGTTTGCCAAGCAGAGCCATCGTAATATTTTAAAACATTTGACGATGTATTAAACGCGAGATCTCCAGCATCATTACTAGATGAGGGATCAGATGATCCAACTCTATATCTTTCTGCAAAACTATTTACACCAGCTACATTATCAGCAACAGTTGTTACATTAGCTTTGATTGCTTCAATAGCATTCAAGTCAGATACAAAATCTGAAGTGGCTAATTGATTAAGATCTGAAACAATGTCAGACGTTGCTAAAGTATTTAAGTCAGAAACAATATCAGACGTTGCTAGAGTATTCATGTCTGCAATGACATCTGTTGTTGCTAATAATGCCATGTCAGCAATAACATCTGAATTTGCTAACAAAGCCATATCAGCGATAACATCGGTAGTAGCCAATAATCCCATATCAGTTACTACTGCGCTAGCAGATAAAGTATTAATATTTGTTTGATCCGAAGAACTCGGAGTAGTTCTTACCCAGGCAGAACCCGTGTAAACCATCATAACATTATTTGAAGTATTAAAATATAATGCTCCAGTAACTAAACTGTCTCCGTCATTATCAGCTGAAGGATCACTAGATTTTGCTCCTAGGTATCTATCATCAAAATTATCGTAACTGGCAGCAGCAGATGTAGCTGAACTAGCCGCAGCTGTTGCCGATGAAGCGGCTTCTGAGGCTTTTGTAGTCGCAGTATCTTTATGGCCACTCGCAGTTGAGGCACTTGAAGCGGCAGCTGTCGCAGAGTTGGCCGCTGCTGTGGCTGAACTTGCAGCAGCACTTTGAGAACTGGTAGCCGATGCAGCGTCAACTATTAAAGACCATTTTGCGCTGTCTGTATTTGTCGTTAATGGTTGTGAACCAGAGCTGGTATGAGCAGTTACACAAATAAAAATATTATTAGTTGACGTATCTTTAACTAAATCTCTAATTACATACGCTGTTGAAGCGGCCCAGTTACCTTTAAATGTTCCAAGCTCTTGCGTTACAGATAGCTCTCCAGAACTATCAAATGACAATACTTTACTAGCTCTGTCAGTTGCAGACGTAGTAAACTCGGTACTCGTCATTGTGTTAGTACGAGAAATTTTAAGAGATCTATCTAATTCTTCTTGAAGCTCCTGGTTTTGCATTTGGAGTTTATCCAAAGCATCTTCGTGAGTTTCTGCTGGAAATGGATCATTAGCAACATAATCCGTTTCTTGAGTTAAATTAGTGTTTCTTAAAATAACTAAAGTAGTTCCCGATGCGGGAGCCGTAACCATAGTAACAGTTCCACCCGATGCGCCATTATCAACTATAGAATAATTAGTAGATCCAGTACCTTCAGATTTAACTGTCTCTGTTCCAGTAGCCGATCTTTCAATTACTGTTATTTCAGAAGTTGAATTTATCGGAAATGTGTACGCAAATTCTGTCGTGGATCCGTTACCACTATAGGAATTACGCAAAGTTGTCGTAGAAATCGTCATAATTTTTTATATCTGTGTTGTGAAAAAAATAGTTTGTAGGCATGAAAATCCTACACTATGTTTCTCTTTATTTAAAAAAGTCTATATTGTCTATAACTAATTTGGTGTAATTTCGCCTGGTTCCCACCAATAATCTTGACCAGTTCTGTTTAATAATTTGTTAGTATCTCTCCTAGTATCGTTATCAAAATCGGGATTTATTAGCTTTTCAAGTGTATCAAATAGTATTCTTTCTAAAGCAACTCTGGCATACCATAAAGAAGAACCAGGAGTGTATCTTTGTACGAATGCTGCAAGCTCTCTCCCAGCATTAGTTTTTTCTCCAGTTCCTAGTTGTATAAGATTGCCAATAGTTAAATTTATAGTATCTCCTAAAAATGAAGTAACTGGCCCCGCAATAGTTTTACTTAAAGATCCACCATATCTGTTTTGATCTGAAAATAAGAAGTCTCCAAATATTCCTAATCCACCACCATAAACTATTGCATTTAACCAATATCGTGGCCCCATATTTTCTACTGGTGTTGGGTTTTTACCAGCTGCAATTTGTTTTATTTCATAAGCTAAAGCTCCCATCAAAGCACCTCCTACAATCATTGGCACTAAATATTTAGCTTTTCCCGCTAAACCTACTTGCTGAAAACCTCTAGCCAAATGCGTCATTCCTAAAGTAATTGGAAAATTTTTATACATTAAAACAGAGTTCATTAGTTCGCCTGGTAGTGTTCCAGGTTGAGTATAACCACTTGCAACAATTCTACCTTTTGCAGAAGAAGTAGGTACTGCAAAGTTTGTTTCATTAGTTACATAAGTTAATAACCTGGTAGTTAAAAATTCTCTTGTAGCTTCATCTAAGTCAGCTCTTTGCATAATATCATCTGGTCTTAAAAAAGTTGCACCTTTACCAACCATAGATGGCTCATCTACTCCAGCATCATATAATTTTGTTTTTCTAATAATATCCCATTCATCAGCTCCAATGCCGTTTTTCTGTAATTGTTTTTGTAAATTAGGATCTAATTTTTTAAATACTTTTCCGCTTTCTTCTGCAAGTGTTCCCATTACAGACATACCAAACGCCCATCTTCCAGATTGAGTAATGTGTGATAATCCAGATCCTCTTAATACAAAATCAGAAATTCTTTTAGACCAAAATGGAGCATCTACTTCGTTTAAAAATCTTGCTTGAACTCCCGCAACTGTACTCCAATGTTCTGCAATTAATCCTAATCTAATAGCTGTTCTTGATAATGCTTTATCTTTTTTTATACCTTCTTTTAATAATTTAAGAGAATTTTGATTTGCTTTGTAAGTAGGTAAACCATTAAATTTAGATGTTATTCTTGACCAATGAAAGTCTGTAATTGCCATAACTGAAGCACCCCCTAATTGTGCAGCAGTTAATAATTGTCTTAATGATGCAAAAGTTCTACCCATAAAACCATCAATAGGTTTATGCAAAGTTCCTTTGTGATAAGCATATAAATTTTTTGTATTTTCAATTATTGCTTCAGTTCTATCTTCTTCGTTTCTATATTTATTTAATCTTTTTCTTTTAAATTTTCCTTGTGCTTCTGCTGCTGCATCAATCTTCATTTGTTTTCTAATAGATTGTATCGCCCAAGTGTGTATTGCATCTGGATTTGGCCCCAGGATTTTAAGTAAAGCTATATCCCTAGACATCCCGTTAATATGTTCCATCATAGTTTTAAATGGATCTGGAGAACCAAATCTTGTTTGATATTCCATCCAATCATCAGCGTTTTTAAATGCTAAAAATCTGTGATCTAATCTTCTATTGTGTAATGCTTTGCCGTAACCATTTGTATTTGGTTTGAAAGTTGCCATACCTTCTGTTGCAATATTGTCGTAAACTTCACTTAATGCCTCTCTAATAGTTTTGTCGTTAAAAGGTAAACCAGATCTTTCATTAATCATTTTATCTAAATCTAATTTAGGTAAAATAAAATCTATCCATTCTGCTTTAGGTACAGATCTTACTAATAATGTATCGTGTATTTGTGGTAATCCCCAATCTTTTCTTGATAAAATTTTACCACCAAATTTATTAAATCTTTTTCTTAAATGCTCTGCTGTCTGTCTCCAAGCATCTGCTAATTGTTTTGCATTAAGGTTAGAAGTATTTTCTCCCATTAATTCTCTTACCATTAATTTTAAATTAGCTTTTTGATTTTTAGTTTGAAACCCACCAATTTTGTATTTCATTTTATCTAATAGATCTGCCATTAATTGATGAGCTTTTCCTCTTTCAATATCAACAGCTCTTTCTACATTAGGTAAAGGATTTATATTATCTTGTGCCATTAATGCTCTATAAGCATTTGCAAAATCTTGCTCTCCATTTGCATTTTTATAAGTTGCAAAAACATTTTCTATTTCAAGCATTTTATTTTTTTGCAAGATAGTAAACCTTAACTTTTCAGCCTCCTCTATTTTCATAGCATCGTAAACTTCTCTTGCAGCTCTTTGCTCTGCTTCTGGTTTACTTAAATTTTTTCTTGATTGATAAAAATCTTCTAGCTCGTTTAAATTATCTCTAAATTTATATGCTTGAGTTTCACTTATTAAACCTTCTTTAACACCATTAATAATACATTGTCTAAACTTGCTCATATACAATCCTTCAATCTTTCAAACATAGTTGCACTTTTAGCATCTTGTTCGTACATTTCTCTTGATGTTTTTGTAAGTGGTACTATTTCTCCAGTAGCCTCATCTATTCTTTGTCCAATAACTATTGGTGTATCAATATCATTAGTTGGATTTAATCTTGAAAACTCTTTATCTTTAATTTCAAAATATTTAGCTTTTAATTTTTTTTTAATTTTTTTATCAGCTTCTAATAATTGATTTAATTCTTTTGCTGTTAAAGTATCTTTTTGCCATTTTAACTTTTTATAAACTGCGTGGCTTTCATCTGTAAGTTTTTCTAGTTCTTTTAATCTAATTTGTAATTCAAAAGAAAAACCATCTTTAGTTAATACTTGTGCATGAATAGCTCTATATTCAGAGCCTTTATTAGATCTTGCTACATCATCTAAAAAATCGTCAATGTGAATAATTTTAACTTGTTTGTTTAAATCTGATAAAACTAGCTTTGCTTGTGTTATGGTGTCTAAATTAATTCTTGCACCTAAATAATCTGAAATATGTTCTGGTTTAATATTTTGATCTAATTTTTCTTGTAATTTAGACTTATCTTTTATTCGTGCCTTTAAATCGCCACTATATTTTGTTGCTGTAGGTTGTAAATCCTTTTTAACTCTATCAAGTTTTTTCGACAACGTACTGTAAATTTCGTTGAAATCATTTGATATATGGTATAATCGATCTTTAGTTATGGAATTAAAATCGCCAACAGAACTGGTAGTAGAACCTCGTATAAGTGGAGGTTTAGTTTGTGCAGTTGCTAAAACTTTAGATGACGGAGCTGCATCTGTTACCTGGGATGTAGATGCCAAATCCTGGGTTTTTGCTAAAGGCTTACCAGTAGGAACTGTTTTTGCTGCTGATGTTGCTCCAGCTTCCGTTTTAATGGCCAAAGACATTCCATCTTCAAACATTTCTCCTTCTGAAACTGAGGCTTGATTTCTATAAGCTGCCTCTGTAGGCACATCAAAATCTTTAACACCTTCAATATCTTCAGCTAATTTAGTTTCGTTTTTGTTAAAACCAGATTTAGATTGAACGGAACCAGTTTTGTCTAATTTTTCTGTATTAAATATTCTGTAACTATTGTCATCAAAACCAGCAGATTTTTCATACTTAACACCTTCAAACCCTTGTGCAATTAATTGATCGTCTGTTAATTTATCAGCTTGTTCAGCAGTTGCTAATTTTATTTTATTTTCGTCTATTATTCTTTCAATAATATTACCTTTGCCACTAGCTCCTACTTTACCAGCTTTGATAGCGTTAATATCATCTGTAAACCAAATAGATTGATCTGCTGTTTTATTAAGATCAAACTCTTTAAAATATTTATCTGTGCCATGATATATAATTTTATTTCTTATTGGCGGTAGATCTACGGGTTGTCCGTCTTGTAATTGTTTAACAGCTGTATTTAATCTTTCATTATGTTCAGTTCGTGCAGCTGGAGTATTGTTAGGTATATCTTTTTCTGGAAATTTGTAATTATCTAAAGCATCATCTTTGTATTTAGAATTTATATTATTAAGTTCTTGTTTTATTTTTTGTAAATCTTCTGTTGGAACTTTAGCAAGATATTTTTGGCCTACTTCAATACCTTTACCAAATGATTTAAACACACCTAATAATAATGGAGATAAAACAGCTGATGCACCAGATACCATGGCAATATTTTTTAAACCAGTTTCTAAACCAGCATCTTCAAAACCAAGCTCTGCTCTGTATGGTTGTGCTTTTAATTGTATTAATGTTTCAGTTACACCACCAATAATTGCTTCCATGTATGCAACTCTTAAAGCTGCTGCACCTATACCACTTGGAATAGAGTAACCAAAAGATGCTGCTACACCACCTAACATAATCGGATCTGTAAATGCACCTCCAGCCATACCAACAAAGCCACCAGTTTTACCACCAAAAGAATACCATTCTCCAGAAGCTCTCTGGTTTATATTTTCGTATTCTTCCCAGGCACTATGAGCTTTACTTGCTATAGTTGCTTTCATATTATCTGGAGTATCTAAACCAGCTTCTACTAATAATGATTTTAAATTTTCATCTGTTGTTTGTAGTTCTGAAATTTTATTCCAAAAATCTACTTCTAATTCTTGTCTATTAGGAATTTTAGCAACTTGCTTATATCCGACAACTCGTTCTTCGCCTTCTCCAGAAAAAGTCAACATATTATCATAAGGAGAAACAAAATCTGTATGACCCGTTTTATTTAATATTTCAATCATGTTGCCATATTCTTCTGCATAATTATTTCGTTCAGATGCAAAAGTTTCTGATCTAGTAAAAGCATTATAGGCAGCACTATAGTTTTTCATAAAACCAGTTCTTTCGCCTTGAGCAGTACTGGTTACATTTTCTACAGCTGTAGCTTGTTCTTCATCGTAAAAAATAGACATTATTGTAATTCTGTTGTTATTTCTGCTTTGATATTATTTAGATCAATTATGAATAATTGATTGTCAGTATTAAATAAATATTCGTGATCTCCTCCAAGTGTAAGAGGATTTTCTCCCATGGCTATTTTATATTTACCATTACCAACACTTACAAAATATGGATATTGTTCTAAAAAAACTTGTGATGGTAAAAATTCTTCTCCGTTTATTTGTGGATTTTTTCCATTTGATGATGCTTGAGTAAACAATTCTGGATTACTTTTTAATAATTCTTCAACATCTTTAAATTTTCCTTCTTCTAACCAAGGTGGAATAGCAACCATGTTTTTTCTTGAGTTAATATCAAAGCCACCCATTGTTATATCTGGCCCCGTTTTTTCAATTATTGTTGCACCAGCAGCCATTTTAAATGCTTCTTCCCATTCAGAACCTTTAAAATTTTTTGTAGTTTCTCCATTATTTTTTAATTGTGCAGCGTAAATATAATTAGCTGTTTCTACTACTCTATTAAAAGTATTTTGATTTTCTCCAAAAGCTCCAGAATATTTACCTATAACATTTAGTAAAACTCCATCTGTGCTTTTCATTTTATACTTATCAGCAAGATCTGCATTTTTAGATAACAAATATCCATCGACAGCTAATTTTACATTATTGCCTGGCACGCCATTATTCATCATAACTAATCCGCCTATGTGAGCAAAAACTGAACTATCTTTAGAAAATTCTTTAAATGCTTTTGCACTATCCATACCGAATGCTTTAACTAAACCAGTAGATAAATTTATAATTTGATTAGCACTTGTTGCACTATCAAACGCACTTTGAATAGCTGTCTTTTCATCTTCTGTAAAATATTTAATTGATCTTTTATAAAAATCAGAAACAGTTTTGGCTTGTGCAATTCTTTTTTCAACTTTATCTTTAAAATTATCAATATTGCCAGTTGTTAGTAATTCTTCAAAACCTATAGTTTCAAGACTAATAATATTTTTTTCACTAGCTGTTACTAATTGATCTTTATTTAATTCTGTAGTTAAATTATCTAAATATTCTTTTGAAATTCTTAAATTATTTATATCTTCTAATTTTTTACCTTTTCCATCTTTACCTTGAAAATTAGTTAAAATATTTATTCTATTTTGAATTGCCTCTACAGACATATTGTTTAGTTGTTGATAAATAGGATAATCAACTTGCATTTGTGCTAATTTAATTAAACCTTTTTCATCGCCAGTATCTTGCGCAATCTTAATAGCTGCTGCAAAATCTTCTTCGTTAATTACATAGCCAGCTTTCATATTGCTTTCCATCGTATTAATATTGTTTTTGTTTGCATAATCAGCAGTAACTTTTTTAGTAACTTGTAATTTTTCTAAAGCATCAACAGAATATTCGCCATCAAGAGGAATATTTGGATCTTTCTTTGCTAATTCTATAGCTTCTGCTTGTTGTTCTATTGGTACATTTTTATATTTAAAAAAAGCAATTTGTGTTTCAGTTGCTTTCTTTACTTTATCTAATGTATTACCAAATATTTCTTTTGTTTTTGTATCTTCGTACCAGGCATTTAATTCTTTACGAGCTGCGCTACTTTCTAAAGGTGTTCCATACAGTATAGATTTTTTTAAAGTTTCAACTTGATCTAATTTGTTTCTTCTTAATGATAATAAAAAATTTTCAGTAGATGCTGTTTTAATTGCGTTTACATCTTTAAAATTTTGTTTTGTCATCCATGACTTGAACTTTCTTTGAGCTTGTTTGCCTGAGAGTTGACTATTTACTGTGTCAAATATAGTTTGCCATTGATCGTTGTATAATTTACCCGCTGCATCTGGATCACTCATTTGTGATGCGTTAATTTTAGTTTCAGATAAACCCGTATAACTATCGCTACCATTCATAACTTCTTTAACTTTTTCTAAAACTTCATTGTCAGTTTTATAATCAAGATGTTTTGCGTAAAGTTTTTCTCCAGATTGAACCATGCCTTTCCAGGCTCTACCAATAGATCCAGCTTCCTGGAGACTTGCAAAAGCTCTGTTTTGAACATTAGAAGATTTAGCTGTTGGTTCTAATTGTGATTTGTATAATTTAATTGACATAATTAAGCTCCATAAAACATTGATCCCGTATTTAATAAACTTTGACCCGCTGCAAAGTAACTAGCTTTTTTAGCAACCTTACCTCTGTATCTTTGTAGATCTGCTTCAGCTTGCATCATAATCGCTTCATTCTCTGCTGTGTCTCTAGCGTTCTCTGCATTGAATTGCATAATGTCTCTGTCTGTTTGTAATTCTAATTCTTGTGCATAAAGAGCTTCTGCAACTGTACCCGATAATTCGACACCACTACTGGCATAACTTGTTGTGGTTGCACCTTGTATCTGTTCAACTGTTTTATCAAATCTTGGCAAGTTATATTCGTTGTGAACAGACATAATCTGTTTAGCTTCTTGCTCTTTAATTTTTTTATTATTTTCTATAATCTTTGCATTGTATTCAGCTGCTCTTTGTTCAGCTTTACCCGCAAATATATCTCCAAAAAAACTCATTTTAAAATCCTCGCAAATCTGTAAAAGTCAGCACCATCTGGCCCGTAGTTCTTCATTAATCCTTCTTCCTCTAAACCTAAAAATTTTGCAAATCGGATAGCAACATCACAATCAGCTTTGACACTTGTTTGAAATCTTTTAAAATTATTATTTTTTAAAAGCATATCGCACCTTAATTTAATAACTTTTGAAAATGTTATTGGAAAGTTATTTATTTGTTTTGTAGCCAAGACCCACCCTTCGGCTACGCCATCCCAGAGTGGAAACACTCCTCCAGCCGCTATGGGTTTGTTGTTCAACATCCCAGTAAACGACATTCCAATTTCTTTAAGATAATAAGCGTATTTTCTGTGTTCGGGTCTTAACTCTAACAATTCAGAATTTAATCCTTGTTCTAAAATAAATTCTGCGTGTTTGTTTTCAAATGGTACAAAATCTATCTTAGACACTTTCTGTCTCCAATCTAGGATAGATACCTAGGATCGTCATTGGTAGAGCTTGGGGTTGTTGAACATAAACTAATCCTTCAGTTCCATAACCCGTATCAAACTCTATTGTTTTATCTCCAGTAAATAATGGAATAGGCAAGTTCATTGGAGATCCACTAGCTCTAAAATCAATAGCAGTTAAATTAGCTGCATTTGGCCCCACACTAGCTCCTACTGTATCTTGAAATCTAATTGATAAATCGTAAATTCTTTTTGTTTTAGTTTGAGTAGTCTCTGTATAACCCTCATCTAATCTCATTGTTTGTAAATCAGAAGTATAAAGTAAACCAACTTTAGCTTGTTCAGTTGCATTGTCTAAAGTTATTCCGCCAGAAGCAGATACAGTTTTTGAAGTTTGAGTTGAACCTTCGCCAATAACATCTACAACTTCTCCAACTAAATGATCTAAACCAGATAATGTAGATGTTTCATCGCCAACATAACTTAATCCACTATCCAGGTAATGAAATGCTGTTACATCTTCTGAAAAATCAAATGGTGTAAAATATTCTACATAACGTCTTACAGCTCCGTTTATCCATCTTTGAACAATAACCCAAACTTGATCTTCATCGGTATCGCCATCAATTACAGCAACACTTTCTACTTTAGCATGAGTTAAAATATTATCCGTTTGTTCTGAAGTATGAGCTGAAGTTAAACTAACAACTGTAGATAAAGTTTTATCTGAATACAGTTTAAATTGATTGTTATCAATTTTTTCAATATAATATTTTGTATTTTCCGATAAACCGCCAATCGCTGTACCCGTGTTATCGTAATAAAATATATCTCCAGTTTTAAATCCATGAGATACAGAATAAATAAAATTAGAAGAAATATTTACACCTTGATAAATAAATTGAGTTGTATCGGATCCAGGAGCCGATGTTAAATTGATAGCCGTACCAGCTGTAGCGTTGGTTGCTGTCGTTGCAAGTTTAATCGTATTACTGTCTGCTGCAATAACGTAATAAAGTGAAGAAATGTTTAATCCACCAATAACATTAGACGCAGCATAATAATAAACTGGATCGCCAGTAGATAAACCATGTGATGAAATTGTGATTGTGTTATTTGTTGTTGAAACATTTGAAGCATTGGAAGTAAAAGAAATTTTTTGTTGAATAATATTTTTAGTTGTGTCTGATTTTCCACCTAATATATGTCTGTGCCAGGCTACGACATTTTCTAATCTATTGTAAGTTAAACCAGATAACACTCCGTCTGTTCTTGCAGCCCATACTACAGAATGTGGTTCTTGTTGGTAATCCATTTGAACTACGCCAGTTTCGGTAATATGATTTGCAAGTATAGTTAAGTCTGGTGCAACATAACCATCAGTATCAAAATTATAAGCAAGCTCTCTAATTTTTCTTTTAGCTCTTTGTAAAAAGATAGTGGCGTTACCAATAGATAAAGCATCAACACCCGCTGAACCATAGTTAGATTGTTTAACAATAGAAATATTTGTAGGAGTAATTGCAGATGCGTTTCCAGATGACACGGAATATTCTCCACCCGTTGTCATTACAATTAAAGTTCTTGTAGCTTTCATTGCTTTAATTGCATTAACTTGATTTGATGCGATTGTATAAATCATAGCATCATCATCATTAGTTCCAGCAGACATATTTTCATAGTCTCCAGATTTTGAAAAAAATATAGTTTGTGGTTGATCGTTAGTTGCTGCAAATACTAAACGCTGTTCAAAAAAAGAAACTGAAGATGGAAAACCAGTAGTGTCAGAAAATGATCCTAATTGAAAAGTTGCTGTGGCATCGGTGTTAGCAAAAGCATCGGTAATTGTGCAGACTACAACTGTTGTATTTGTTCTACCCGTTATCTTTGCTTCGCCACCATTAAATTTTATTATTCTGCCAACGTCTGTTGTTTGAAAACCATCCCCGTTATTTATTCCAGTAGTTGAGCTGGCAGTTATATCTACACCCGTTCCCGTACCAGCGGATGCTGGCGTTAAAGTGGTTGCCGTTGTGTTAGTATCCATGTATGGCCCGTTAGTTCCAAAATCTACTTCTGTAAGCGACCAGGATGTATGTCCAGTTCTGGATAGTTTCATCGGTTCGTGATCGGGATGGCAGATATACATCACGTCAGCAGATTGCGCAAATTTTAAATCAAACAGTTGTGCAGTAGTGTATTCAGTTGTGATTTGATAAATTCTATTTGCTATTCCAGCAGATGAATAAGTAGTGTAACCAGATGAATTAACATTGTTACCATCAACGTCTTGTAACTCAAATGTATTTGTAGTTTTGTTGGCAACTTTAAAAGTTTTATTATTTACTTCTGTCATTCCTACAACACTAGAAATATTTATAAAATCTCCGTTAGAATAACCATGTGAACTAGATGTAACTACACCTGGATTAGCTTTAGTTATTGCTGTTATAGTTTTATTACTTTCAACTATTTGACCACTATCTTTAAAAAATCTGATATAATTGTTGCCCAATTCTAAAATGTAAGTTTGTTCAGTTGAGAAAGTAAATGGTATTAATCTTGTGCTATTTGCAGATGTTTTTATTTCAGATACAAAATAAGATCCTGGCCGTCTAGTTACTGGCCCGTGGGGTAATACAACAAAGTTTTCTATATTTGTTGCGCCATTAAAATATTTGGCAAAGTCTGTTCTACCCTCCATAGAGGATGAAAGCTCCCCAGCCGTAAAGCTAGGTATGCTTAAAAGTTGTTTAGGCATAATTAGTATCTACTGTTTATGAAATCGTCTGTTATTACTTGGTCTGTGTTTCCTAGTGTCGGATCTGTATTATATCCTTCGCTAGCGTCTGTATGTTTTGCTTCTGATAATTTTGCTTGGTATTTATCTGTCATTAACTTTGTAACTTGTAAGTTTGAAGTTATGGCATAAGAAATATCTTGTGCTAAATGAGCTGATATTGTTTCTCTTAACAACACATCTAATTGATTAACATCTGTTATTTGTGCTAGGTAAATTAAATAAACATCAGCTTCATTTATTAATAATTTTCTTCCTTCAATTTTATAATCTGCATCGTAATCTTTGATTTGTAATACACGCAAACAATCTGAAGGTAATGTATATTGATATGTAAAACCCCAGGCTGGAGTATCTGTATCTTGCGCTAATTGAACTCTTTTAATTAAGCAATTCCATGGATGAGATCTAAATACTGCATCTCTTACTGTTTCATATCTTTCGTTGCATAATCTTGCATTTTTAGAATTTTCAGTAAGAGCTGTTATAGAACTAGCTCCTAGTTGATTTAATGCTGAGTTACAAATTTGAATTACGGATGCCATTTATTATGCCTTTGCTGTTTTAGCAGCTCGTTTAAAGTTTGCTGCTGTTGGTGCGCCTTTACTTCCAGGCTTTCTCATTTTTTCATTACTGCCAGCTTTAATTCTAGCTCTTTTTTTATGAATGTTTGCGTATAATCCAGTTTTAGCCATGTTATTCCTTCCTTATATATTTACGTCTTAACTTTCTTGGTGTAACCAAAGCAAATATTTCAGCTTCAGTTAATTCTTGTTTAGTATCAAAACCATAATGGTTTTTGCTATCATGTTTAAATCGATCAACTAAAACATATCTATAAATATGATTGCCACTCTTAAAGTGTAATACCAGTTTTGGTTTATCGATTTTTTTTGTCATTGCATCCTAGGCGGGTTCCACTCTCGCTTTCCCCGCCTAAAATTTTTATTGTATTAATTTACAACGTATGAAATGTTCCAAGACATAGTACCAGCAGTACCACCCGCAGCAGCCATAGTAGCCGCTATGTAGTAGTATCCTCCTGGATCAGAGCTGTCTCCAGCTAATTCCCACATCTTTTTACCAGCTGTATCAATATCAGCAGCTTCAAAACGAACATCTGCCATTGCAGCAGCATCAGCTACCGCAGTTGCAAATACATCTTCGTCTTTAACTACTCCAGCTGAAGTGTATATTCCTACATTGAAAGTACACGATCCGCCAAAAGTGTCTGAACCAATGAATAAACTTGGTACAGCAGCATTTGATGGAATTGGTGCTAACATAACAATATCGTCATCGTCACTATCGCCAGATGCTAATTCTACTGTTCCATGAGCTGTTCTTAGAACACCATGTAATTCAGCAGAGTTGTTAGCAACTGAAGGAGACGCTTCGAAATTTGCTACTAAGTCAGTATTTTTAGTTCCCATATTTCTATCCTCCTATTATGCTTCGTGACAAGGAATTTGAACAACTTTCTTTTCTTCCATTCTGACAGCGCCTAAAGACATACAGTAGTAAACTTGCGTACTGTAACTCTTATCAGCTCTTTCAGAAATTTTTGCAGAAATATCCTTACCGATACCTAATTTAATAGCATCTTCAGTATAAGCAAAAACTAATCTGTCAGTAGTATTAGTTGCATCCTTGTTCAGTCTTGTTGACATTATAAACTCAAATCCTAGGAATGAATTAACTTCTCCAGTTGATAAAGCTCTAACTGTATTAAAGTCAGCACTTGTAACTGAAGTTGTACCTAATAGATCTGATATTTGTTGTGGCCCGCAAACAATGTATCTCTTTATAGAAGGATCAACATCGTTATCATCCATGATTTTCTTCGCAGACAAAAGTTTAGCAATAGTCAAACCATCTGATTGATCTGAAGTTGCAGTTTTTTGCGTTGAAGGTAAAGCTGTAGATGAACCACCAGCTACACCAGTTGATGCAGATGCGTTGAATGCTGTAATAATAACATCATCCATTGCTCTATTCATCGCTGCTGCCGCTGCTTTAGCGTATGAACTTGTTGGATCCACAAGCATTCTAACTTTGTCAACATCGTCAACTAAATCAGCCCACTCGTAATCTGCCAAGCTCAATCTTCTTCTGCTGTGCGGAGTATCGATCTGTGGAGTATCGCCATGTCTGCTCGTTCTTAATTGAGCAGCAGTAACGCCTACTTGATCGAAAAAGGCATTTTTGCCATTAATATTTTCCACATCAACAGAACCTCTAAGTTTACTTCCCATTTGTTGAGAAAGCATAGATACGTTAGAACTATACTGTTCAACAAAAGAAGTAGTAATTTGAATAGACATACTATTCTCCTCTTGGTTATGTTTATGTTTAAGTTAAACGGCTGATTATCCTTGCGGGTCGAAACCTGGCTTTTACATCTTTTAGATGTTAGTCTTTCCTAAAGTCTTTCGGGGTCTATCGATTATCCCGATATTTTCAGCTATACTTGATTTTTTTTTTCTCGTAAAGCTAAAACTTCTTCAACTGCTGATTTATGATTAGGATGGTTTTTATCCCAATAAGCAGATCCAACTTGTGTTAGTTGTCCAATTTCTTTTTCTAATTGAGCTGGTGTTTGGTAAATTGGCCCAGAAGATTGCGTAATACTATCTTCTCCCATTTTACTTGCTAGCTCTGCAAATGCTTTTATCATAACTGGATGATCTCCAAGTTTAGTTCCATCTGCTAAATTAGTATCAAACAATGCGCTAGCTCCTACACTTTTTGCAAGATTAGAAGCCTGGCTAATTTTCTGTGGATATGCTTGGCCCCATTCTTGTTTTAATTCTTTAGTGCTGTTTTCTCTTGCAGCTACAGCTACGCTTTCTTGATCTTGTTGTATTTTTGACATTGCATCATTATAAAATTTAACAACACCATTTGCTTGACCAGGAAGTAATCCAAGTTTATGCGCTTGATCTGAAAAACTTTTAAGAGCTTCGCTATCTAAATTTTGATCTTCTGGTAAATCGTATTTATATCCAGATGGATCATCGGGTCTGCCAAGTCTTTCGTAAACTGCATCCCAATCTTTTTCTGTTGCAAATTTATTAGGTACTGGAATTTTATCTGCACCTACTAATTTTTGTGCATGAACATAAGACTTTGCCAAACCTTCTATATCTTTAATATTTTCTAAAGATTTATCAGATCTTATTTCTTCTGATAAACTGGCTTTCCAATCCGATGCTACTGTTTCTGCCGTTAATGTTGTATCGTTTGTTGGTGTTTCCGCAGACACTTGACTTGTAGGTTCAACTGCTACCTGGTTTGTTTCACTACTCATTTATCCTCCGTTGGTTTTTTATTGAGCATATTATTAATAAACAAGATTACAAATCTTGTTCCTTCTAAAAATGCGCTTTCATGGCTATCGCCTTTAATGTGCGTAGTATTATAAAAGCTACATCTTTTTTTTAGATCTTCTAAAACCTTTTCTCCAGCTTCAGAACTAAAAGTTTGTTTATAAGCAAGTTCTATTTCTTTAAGATCTTTACTGTTCATTTAATACCTTTAAAGCTGGAGCTACTTTTCCAGCACTTTCCGCCACTTGTTGAGCTTGTTGTAATTGCATTTGTTCCATTTCTGCTTGTTGTTTTTGTTGTTGCATTTGTTGTACTTCAGCTTTTGATCTCATAATTTTAGCTGGCAATCCTAATACTTCTTGGATGTGTCCAACTAATCCATCAATATCTATGTAATCAAAAACGGGAGCAATATTTTGCATTGAACCAAATATTTCTATTCCTCTCATAACTGAGGATAGCTCCTGGCTCTTTTGTGCTTTTGCTAATGGAGATACATATTCAATTTCTACATCTTGATCTCCGATTTCTTCTGGTACTGGAGGTAGTTTATTATTTTTGAATAATAAATTAAATGATCTAGTAATTAATGGCTGCAATAATTCAGATTGTAATCTGCCTAACACGGGGCCAAGTAATCTCATTTTTTCTTCAGTTCTTTGTAAAACTTCTGTAGCTGTCATGTTTTGATTTCCAGTTGTCATTAACTGATCTACAAAAAAGTTTTCTCTAATAGCTTTTCTTCTTTGATCTTCCATATTTAAACCAAGAGGATTGTTTGAACCTATTTGTAATGGTTCAATTCTTTCTCTAGTTCCAGATCTATAAAAATTTAATCCTCCAGGTACAGTTCGTATTGGTAAAATAAAACCATCATCAGGAACCATTAAAGGTGGATCAATTTGCTTTTGAGCTGCCTTGATAGTTGTTTTAGACATTGTGTTTAACATCTTCGTATCTGGTAACGCATTCATCGCTGGAGATCTTCCATATACTTCGTTAGATGAAGATTTTAAATATCTAGGTACAACATAAGGAAATTCTTTAAATCCACTTTCTCTTAACAAAGTTCCAGTTTTTTCGTGAACATGACAAGAAATATAATCCATATTTTTTGCATTGTCATAACCCATTGGTTTATCATTTGGATAAACAGAATGAATAATAGTTGTGTCATCAAAAGGGAATTTTTCTATATCTGTTTGGATTGCTCTTGGTAGATTTGCATCCGCATATAAAGCTGGAATGTTTTTATTTTTGATTTGAAACTTTCTAGTTAAACTATCAACTAAACCTTTTTCATTTTCTGTAATAAATATTTCTGAAATATGTAAAGTTTTAAATCTTAAATCATCTTTAACATCGTCTGTAATAAACATAGCAGACGTACCAAATGCTAACAGCTCATGGTACAATTCAAATATTTCTTGTTGGAAGTTTGATCTTGAGAATACTTGCTGCATAATTTTTGCGCAGCTTTCTAACCATTCGTTTGCAACATCGTTGTCAAACATCATTTGGTTTCTAAATTTTAAAATAAACCATGGAGAAACAGTATTAGTCAACATACCATTTAAAGATGAAGATAATAATTCTAAAGCATGAGTGGCTGTACCATCGAATATTTGATCGTGTCGCTTATCGCCTTTAGTATGTTTTTCTGTAATGTTAGCTTTTCTAGGTAAAAAATAATCTGCAATTTCTTGCCAATGATCTTCCCAGGTAACTCTTTGAGCTTTGAGAGTTTTATATCTCTCTAATACCATTTTTGCTTTTGGATCTTGTGCCATCTATGCTCCTAATGTTTTTTTCATTGTGTTAGCAGAACTATTACCTAAACCATCTGCATTATTTAAAATAGTTTCTGATCTACCCTTTTTCTTATTAGCAACTAAAATTTCGTCAGCAGACATAGTTGTTGAACTAGCTTGTGTAATTTCAGCGTTTGTAGGAGCTGTAGTTGTCATATTGTTTGCTGTCATATTGTTTGCTGGTAAAGTTTCAGCAGCAGATGTTAATATAGGTTGGTTATTATTATCGTTGCCACCGCCACCGCTAATAGGATTTCCATAAGCATCGGTGTTACCAGTTTGTCTGCCTTTCATGTAATCGCCATAGATTTGCTCTTGTTGGCTAACAGTCATGTTTAAAAAATCTTTTTTAGAAGTTGTTTTATAATTTTTAGAACCTAAAACTTTATCTGTAAAAAAATCTCTATTAACTTTTGTTCCAGCTTTAAATGGCTCCTTTAAAATAGAAAGAGAAGGAGGTAGTTTTGTATTATCCAATTTAACTTTACCTCTTTCATCAAAACTTGTATCAACTAACTTTTGATTTTTTTTTGACAGTTTTGATTTCTGAGTATTCTCAAATCCTGCGTCTGAACCAGTTGCTCCGCTGTCTTTTGCTCCACCCATATTATTCTCCTAACATTTTCTTTTTAGTTGTTAATTCGTCATCCTCTAAACCATCAGCAGTAGTTAAAATTGTTGATGATCTTCCTTTTCTATTTCTTCTAATCTTTGCTCTTTTTTCTTCTGCTTCTCTTTCTCTTTCTGGATCTTCCGCCTTTGGTGGTTCTGGCAAAGGTTTTGGCTCGGGAATAGCTGGCATCGCTGGTGGGTCTGGTTTTAAAAATCCCATAATTATCTCTCCGTGTGTATTGCATAATCGCTTTCAGCAGTTTGCTGATCCGCGAGTTTTTGTTTTGGTAATTCCGATAAAGATATGGCCATATACCTTGCAGCATCGCAAGCGTGTGAGCTAAAATCCTTAACGGGTTTTGCACTAAAAATTCTCATCTTGTCGTTAAACTTTCGATGATGATGTCTTAATGCAGCTATTAATGGTTTTGTTGTTTCTGCATCGAACCAACATTTAGGTAAAACCATTTTTAAACTGTGGATCCCATCTTCTAAGGGGAGTTTTGGCAGTACCCTAAATCTTATTCCTAATTGATAAGCAACTTCTCGTCTTGACTTACCATTACTAAATTCTGTTACTTCTATATCGTGTGGCGCATAGTGTTCGCCATAAACATAATCTTTATCTTTTATGTATTGAACATAATGCGGTAAACCTTCTTTGTTATTTTCATAGTAATCGATAATCATTATTTGATTACCTACTTGCTGAAAAAAAACTATTGCCGTATTATCTCCGTAACCTAGATCCCATGCTGTATTAACTAATAGCGATGGATCATAAGCGATCCTGGTTATTTGTTTATTATCCTCTAATCTTTGTATTATATCTCCGTAAATACTTCCCGAGACATTTGCTACCCAATCGCACTCAAATTCTTGTAAAAATTTACTCTCCCCCATCTGAGCTTTAGCAGCGTCTAGTTCTTGCTGATCTACTAATTTAGTCTCACTTGCTTTAGCAGTATAAGCTAACCAACTTGGATCGCTTAATGCGTACTGGTATAAATCATAAAATATATTCGACATCCCAGCGGGAGTAGAAATAAAATATGCAAACCCTTTACGATCCGATATAGCGGGTCTCAAAATTTCGTGCCAAAGTTTCGGGTTCATCTGGCTAACCTCATCGACACAAATTCCATCAGCATAAATTCCACGGATACGATCTGGATCCTCTCCAGACATTAAAGTAATTCTTGCGCCATTTGGAAAGTCGCAACGCAGCTCAGTTTCATTAAATGTAGTTCCAGGAATACATCCAGCGTATTGCTTTAGATAATCCCAGCAAACCCGTTTTATTGAAACGAATGTTGGCCCGATCAGATAATACCTGGGGTTCTTTTTATCATTCGTAAGAGCTTTCTTAATCAAATGAAGAATAACCAGGATTGTTTTACCAAATCTTCTATGGCAATTTAAAACTGCGAACCTATGTTTATCCAGATCCTCATGCAGCTTCGCTTGTAATGGCCGAGGTGTATAAGGTATCTGAATGTGCATTATTGTAAAATTAGAGCAATGACAATAATAGCAGCAGCTATTACAACAGCTGATTTTTTATTTGTACTCCAGCTGTTCCATTTTTTAATTATTTTTTCCATAGTTCCTCCCGTTAGTGTAATGTGGGTAGTTCAGTTAAGTCTAAAATAGACTTGTACTCAATCCCACTATTCTTCATTAATTTTTTTACAAATAAGTTTGCGTGTTTTGGATCGTCAAATCCGTTTAAATGGATAACCATGCCGTTTGTATCTTCGGCCAGAAAAACCATTGCAGTTATCATTTTATTTTTAAAATCTTTATTCATAGTGTGTGTGTCTGTGACTGTGTGTTGAACTCCCAACTTATATATTCTTAGATTTCGCGGCCCAATTTTCGGGGATACCCCACCTTTGTTCTTTCAAAATCTACATTTTTATATGCAGAGAACATGGGTCGTAGATCTAAAACCTACTGATTAATAACGTAATCTCTATCTTATTGAACCAACCAGAGAGTAACCAGGGAGTTGACGGCTAATGTTCTTGTTTTGTTCGAACTCATACGCGCGCCCGAGGATCCACTTTCACAATATGAAAGCACGGATAAACTACCACTTATTCATTTAACTCTCCATCTATCCATTTGGTAGGCTCGGTACAGATGTTGTTTGTACTTCTTCCACAATCTTTTTAGCTTCAACCATATCATTTGGATTTCCCCAACTTACAGTTATTGTCGTATCTTGTTTAACGTCTTGTTGAATTTTATCGCCAAATGTTTTAGCTGCAAGTTTGCTCGCAAGCCAACGGATGTGCGAATATTTCTCCCTCAAGAAATGTGTTTCTTGTGGTGTCTTTGGCACTTCCATATCTTCTGATATTTTATCCAACAATGTCCAAACGCCAGTTTGCCTGGCATTCATAATTCTTTCGTGAAGATCTTTATTCTCTCTACAATGTTTATAAACAGTTGATTGATCTGGTAACTTCTTGTCTTTTGTGATTTTTGATAATGGTTCGCCAAGTTCTAAACGCTTGATGATTTCATCTGTTTGTTTTGGATCCATTGTATTAATTGTTCTTTTGTATAATTTTTAAATTGTTTTAAATTTTTGTAAGCTATTAATTTACCTTCTAAAGTAACAGCTCCCGTTGAAGCTCCTCCATGAAACCTACAACGATAATGACCAGACTTCATCAAATACCCTTTTGCTCTACATTGCTTGCCCGATGTTCTTGCAATACTTTCGCATTGTATTTTTTTAAGTGGATGACCAGCCATAATTACGGATATTTTAATATCCAACTGTACCTTTTCAATTACTAAATATTATCAATCTTGTCTATAAGAGTTTTATTCAACTTACTTTCAAGATTAAAAACTGCGTTGACGTATTTCTTCTTAATCGTAACTCGATGGCAACCAAACATTTTACCAAGAGCTACCCAGGAATATCTTTTGGATCTGGCCCAGAGTATTCTTCTATCTTCAAGTTCAACCAGAGGTAATAATTCTGTTACTGTTAGATCCCAGCAATTTATTTGTTTTGTGTTTGCTCTTAATTTAAGTTTTTTTGAATTATAGTAGCCATGATCCTTTGGATCGTAAGAAAACTCCAAAATATCAAACATTGACGCTGCTTTTGGTATTTTAGGTTTTGGCATAAAGCGTTCAGCCAAGCCAGCTTCATCCAGGATACTCATAATTTTTACGCACCTTAACTTCAAGAAGCCACCTTTTCGATGGCATTAAACTTTTTTATAGGTTCGTCTTTCCACTTATGTTTGGCAACCTTGTCTCCGCTTTTGTTTCTATATTCAATATAATTACCAAATTCCCCGCAATACTCGTATTTCTCGCCTTGATACTCTAATGTTGATTTAGAATGATTAGCGGCTGGGGGGGAGATAAATTTAGCTCTTTGATACTTATTAACATTCCTAGCATTATAGTTATATAAGGATGGTTTTATTAATAAATGTCTTTCTGAGACATCACTCCTCTCAAATTGAGACTTCAGCCGTTTTAAGCGGTTTTTCTCCAGCTCCGCTTGCTGCGTTAATAAGTAAAGATTTGTCGATGATAAGCGTTTTACTGTTATCAATTTTAGTTTGGCAAGGTGTTTAATGGATCTGTTAATAGATGCCTTAGACACCCCTAGATCGCGCTTAATGGTGGCATAACGTGGATAACATTTGCCATCCTTACTACTCATAAATGAAACCAGGCTGAAATAAACTAATCGATCTATAGGTGTTAATCTTTTATCCTTTAATATGTTTAAATCGCCTACAAAGAAATAACTCATTAAAGCACGTTCCTATCTTTTTTAGTACAAATTAAATCGTGGCGTTCCTGGAGCAGCTCCAATACTTGATACCAACCTTCTGGTAATAAATAAGTTTCATTACCTTTTATTGGTGTGAGCTGCGTAATTCGAAAGCTCTCAAGCTCTCTTTTTTCATCAACTTTATAAAAAACCAGGAATGAAGGTAAACTAGCTAAATTTGCTAACGCTTCAGTAGTAGCTGTCGCCTTCCAGGTTTGGCCCCGATCAAAACAAGTCTCGGCTAGATACAATGGATGTTTACACCTTTTGCAAATCCCAACTGCATCCATATCAATCATATAAACTTGATTTTCTCTGCACCACTCTGAATAAGGATCGCCAACATTAAAATAATTATTTTTTAAACTTCCCCTGGCCACTACATATCCCCTTTATTTCTAAATTCTTTAACTTGATCGTCTAATTTTTTAGTAAGATCTTTATTTTCTTTGCTTAAATTTTTATTAAGTAACTTGACGTTAGCGTTTTCTTCTGAAAGCCGATCTATTTCTTTTTTCAAACCTTCTATTTTAATTTGGAAATCCTTTTTTTCTTTTGCTCTTGCTTTGTTTTCTGTTTGTAAATCAGATATTCCCCATTTAGTTTGATCGACCATTAAAAAGTAATCTCCGTAACTTCTTGAACCCAAGCACCAGGAATAGTGTTGGTGTTACCTACTGTTAAACTTCCATCTTCAGCATCAATAGAATAGTCAGCAAAAATTGTAATTAAATTTTTAGTGTGAATTAATCTATGACCCTTTGATATACAGATAGCGGGTTTTAACTTTTTAGCCTTATCAACACTCATCCACGAATTATCGGCTAACGTATCAAACCATTTAACCTCCACAAATGGATAGTCATCAATAGAACCAGTTAATACTTTTTTTTTACTCATAAAAACTAGACGGCTGAACTTTGCCTTTGGTTTTTTCTTTAATAATTTTCATCCAATTACGACCAGGCATTCTGGATCCCTTGCACCACCTAAAAGTAGTCGTTGCTGGAGAAACCCCACCAATTCCAATCAAATCTGCTAGTTTTTTGTAAGATAAGCCTTTGCTTATTCTAAATTTTTCTAATCCCATGCGTTGTCATTATGGAAATATAACCTTATTGGCAATAGCTTTAACCATATATGTTGTGTTTATACCACTAACTATCCACAAATACCCACAGTTGTTAAATTAATTACCACTTAAATAAATTTAATTGACAGATATTAAAATAATTATTACGTTGCCATTATGGTAAATAATGTTACAGACATAACTAATATTTCAAATAGCAAGAACAAAAAGGGTATTAGTTCAGACATGAATTTTTTGAAAGAGAAGATAACCCAAGTGGGTATGTCTCAAAAAGAACTAGCACAAAAGTTACAAAAAAATATTGTTACTGTAAATCGTTGGGTTAATTACGAAAGACAAATTACACCAGAAAATGCTATTGAAATTGCAAAAATTTTAAAATGTGATCCAGCTGCAATATTATTTCCGCCTAAAAAATTAAATTCAATACAAATTCATTCTTATACAGATGATAGTTTTATGGTTAAAGATATTACAAAAAGATATTACCATGATGTAATAGTTCCTGGTGGTTTTTATACACCAGAGACAAAAGCAGTAAAATTTTTTAAAATTGGTAGTCAACATCATGGAGAAATTTTGCTGTTTGAAAGATATGGTTTAAAAAATGATTATGAAGGTTTCCATGAAGATAGTATTAATAAAATTTGTTATTTAGAACCAAATAATAAAGCAGCTAAAGAAGGTTGCACTCCCATTGTTGCTTTAGTTAAAATTAATGAAAGCACGCCTAACTACACATTAGATTTATTACACCCTAAAACTAATTTGCCGTTTAATAAAAAATCTACTGGTATCCCTCCAGAATGGATTAAAGTTTGTGCGCCACAAAAAATGTCTTTTTTTCCAAAATTTAATCTAAATATTTAATTATCCCCAATCTTCACAACCAGGAGTTAAACATTTTTGGTAATAATGTTTGCCAATAAGACTAATTTTGTTCATAAATCGTTCCAATAAAGTTTATTTGTTTTATGATTACAAAAGAACAAGCGATCGCAAAAGAAATTACAGATGATTTTTTAGATAACATTAAAGATCTGCCAGAGTGGGTAGAACTTTATAAACTTAATCATTGGTCGCCTTCACAATTAAATACTATGGATTGTCTGTGGAGCTATAAATATTTATATCTTACACAAGAACAAAGAAGAAAACTCCCAATAAATTCTAAAATGTTTTGCGGTGTCTGTTTAGGAGACATGGGT